CCGGAATAACCGTTGTTCGCTACCGTGGTGTAATAAACCATATCGTCCGCATAGAACGGCTCCGTATCACCCTCAGGATCAAGCGACAGATTCACGGCGCCCGGAATCGCTACAGGCGTACCAAATGTCACGGCATTGGTATCCGGATCAAGTGTCGCCTTCGCATAATGGCAGTTCTTAAGGCCGAACTTCACCTTGTTGTTTGTACTCGGCATAATAAACCTCTCTTTCCGCTATACCGTCATCTGGTACAGCACTTCGTATAGTTTTTCTGATTCAATCCATACCTCTGATTTGTTCCAGAACAGCTCGTGGGCATTCAGCACCGTCTCAACCCGATCTTCCAATTCCGGATCCTTCTCATCGGTATAAAGTTCAATACTCAGGTTGGAAAACTCCATATACACCACGTTGTCCGCAGCAAAATTCTCCGAACCCGGAAATAAAAAGCAGATGAACGGCGGATCAGGACTTTCCCCTTCTGCGAAATGGTCATACGCAAAAGGGATCCCCGTTTCAGCCAGCATCTGCATTACGTCTTCATGCGTCATCCTTCTTCCTCCCGATCTCGATAATACATTCCGCAGCATGACGGCAGGCCGGGCAGTTATACGGATAACCATGACAATCCTCGCCCCTCCGGGTACCGTGATAAACGGCAACACCGATCACCGCAATCCCAAGGGCGATCACGAATAACAAAAGCAATATCTCCATCATTACTAACCGCCTTTCTGCAGGTCACGCTCGATATCCCTTGTCAGCTGCTCGATACCTGCCTGCTCCGCCGGCGCGATATGAGGAAAAGCCCTTGTCCTTCCACCGCCGCGCTTCGCATGGCCAAACTCCAATAGATGTGTCAGCTGGTACCGTTTTGAATGCACTACGATCTGGATGGAATCGGACGTTTCCCTGGTCTTTTTCACCGCCCAGCTCTTGGAATACTTCCCCGTCTTCTTCGGAGCCGTGCTTTCGATCTGCTGCTTTACGGTCTTGCCCGCCTTCTGGACATCCTTCTTCAGGTCCTCCGCAGCAAGCTTCGCGTATTCCTCCATGCCCTTCATCACGGTATCCGCCAGTTGGTCAATCTTTATCGTCTGTGCCATCAGCGCCGCTCCTTCCTGCAGGTGAACTTCAATGACTTTTTCCGGAAGTTCATGTGGTCGATGTTCACGATGTTGTAGATTTCATCCATGAACATCACCCGGAAATGCGTGGAATCGATTGCAGCAGCCTTCCGGCAGTACCGGACAGATACAGTCATAGAGAAATCCTCAACCGTAGTTCCGGCAGCCTGTTCTTCCTTGGAACTTGCCAGGCCTTCTCCGCCGATCGTGGCGAAGCAGGTATAGTAATCCGTCCAGGCATTCTTGTGATTGCCGTACTTGTCGGTCACTGTTTCATTCTTCTGGAATGTCACTTTAGATCTCAAAGCTGCCACATCCATCAGAATCCCTCCTTCCGGCTGCCGAACAGCAGAGCCCGAAGCGTCAGATCCATCGCATGATGATCGGCTTCTTCCCTGTGCTCATACAGATAAGCCACCGTGAACATCACAGCGATCTTCCCATTCTGAGCCGCATCCAGGTCCGTCTCATCGTCAGTCCGCAGGATATCCATGCACTGCTTCTTTGCCGCCGTTATAAAGTTTTCGATTAGGGAATCATCATCCTCGAAATCAACTCTCAGATAACTTTTCATCTCTTCCACTGTCACAGTCATCTGCATCACTCCTTAAACCGGGACGGCAGATTACTCCACCGCCCCGCATTTTTTACTCTGTTCCGTCAGTATCATCATCCGCTGTCATAAGACCGGCAGCCTTCAGCTTTGCCAGAAGACTGTTGAAATCTTCCTTCAGTGCCTCAACCGTAGTCGCTTCACTGGCCGCCTGATTCTCCGCCGGTGTAAAGGAAGAAGGAAGTCCCTCCACGGAACTTCCATCCTCAAAGATCAGCTTGCCTCCGATATGGGTGACATCGCCGCCCTGCTCAGTATAATTCTTAGCGTTGTACTCACTCATGACTCAGCCCTCCTTAGTGCTTCATCTTAAGAAGCTGGATGCCCTCAGGAAGGATCACCTTGCCATCAACTCTCTCAGTTGCGACAAATCCCACCTGTCCATTGGTGCTGTAGAGCTCATTGAGTCTCTGCACGGTTCTACCGGAACGGTCAGCGATCCAGTAATTCTTGAAATCACCGAAAGCCACGGTGAGCGCATCCGATGCAACCGTAGGAACATAAGGCGAAGTGTAAAGGTCATAGCCAAGAAGCTTGTCCGGCTCACCTGCCTGAAGGGAAGGCTGCCAGAGATAAACGCCATTGCCGTCCTTCAGCTTCCTGATCGCTGCGATAGTCGCATCGTTCATAAGGAACTTTGCGTTTCTGCGGTAAGGACTCTTAAGCGCATACACAAGGCTGATCAACTCATCCGCAGTGATTGCGTTGTTTGCCGAAGCGGTAACGCCCACCTGTCCGCCGTTCGCGGTAAAGATACCTGTAGGCTGACCGGTTCCGGTACCTACGCAGAAAGCCTCTTCCTCTGCGATACCAAAAGCTCTTGCGAACTCAGCCGCAATATAAGATTCCAGATCAAACATGGAATCCTGCAGAAGCTCGATGGAAACCTTCACAAGGTCAGTAAGCTTGAATGCATCGATGGTCTTCTGGTCGAAGGAAGGATCACTCGGAGTGTAAGCCCCGTTTTCAGCTGTCCATGCAGCGGTAGAATGAGTCGCCGCAATCGGAATCTTTCTCTCCGCGCTTGTGGTAATGACCTTAGCAAGACCTCTCACCACATTTGCCTCATCAAGACCCATCACGATCTGACGCTCAAACTCTTCCGGCACGAGATAGCCGCCGTCCGCCTGCACGCCCTCGGAAAGGACATTATGCACAGGTCTCTTTCCACGGAGATGCGCACCGAAATCCTCCTTGTAAGCATTGGAAGCACGCCCGGTCTTTTCCTCCACTTCCTGTCTTGCAGGTCTTCCGGTGAGAGGCATATTGACAGGCTTGTTGAACTCAGCCTCCCTTGCCTCGGCTCTCTGCTGACGGTCGATTGCCGCAGTCAAATCCTCGATTTCCTGCTCCATACGGCTGTAAGTCGCGTTATCCTCCGCAGACAGAACACCGTTCTCGTTCTCGTGGGTATCCACAAAGTTCTTCGCGGTTTCCCACACCTTCGCTCTCTTCTCGATCATATCTTTGATAGTCATAACTCGATTCCTCCTTAAATGAATCTCTTGATAAAATTCAAGCGTTCCCTGATTTCATCACAGGAACGCCCGTTATCCGTTGTCTGTTCAGTTGCTGCACCGATCTCCGGTGCCTTGATGTGACACTTCGCCGCGATCTTATCCATCAGCGAGTTGGTCACCGCAGCCCTGGAATAAAGCATCGACACCTCCGGTGCTTCCAGGTCTTCGCCTTCCGATGCATCCGCCCTCTGCAGCACATCATCCGCAAATCCCAATTCCACCGCCTTGTATGCGTCCATCCAGGTCTCCGCATCCATCAGATGTGAGATCTTTGTCCTGCTCATGCCGGTCTTGATCTCATAGGCATTCATGATGGATTCCTTCACTTCAGCCAGCATGTTGATTGCCTTCTGCATCTCCGCCGTATCGCCAAAAGCAATAGTAGCCGGATTGTGGATCATCATCATGCTCACAGGACTCATGAGTACCTTTGTTCCTGCCATCGCAATCACGCTTGCTGCCGAAGCCGCAATGCCATCGATTTTCACCGTGACATCGCCCTTATAGTCCATCAGCATGTTGTAGATCTGAGCCGCTGCCACACAGTCACCGCCAGGACTGTTGATCCAGACCGTAATGTTTCCAGTCCCTGCATTCAGCTCATCTCTAAAAAGAGCCGGTGTGACATCATCATCAAACCAGCTCTCTTCCGCTATGGTTCCATTAAGGAAAAGCACTCTTTCACTGACCTCTTCGCCTGAAGCCTGGTCTCTGATCTTCCTGCTTTTCCAGTTCCAAAACTTCTTCATCAGGATTTTCCTCCTTCCCGTTATTACCTGCCGCAAATATCCCGGCATCCTCCAGCTTCGTCATGTTTCCATTGATCAGGTACAGGTCACCGCCCTGTTCCGCCGGGATCCTGTCAAGGTTCTCCAGCTCTCGGATATCATTGGCGGACATCCAGCCGTTCTGTCTGGCTGTCGCATAGCCGTTCATCCTGCTCTGATAATCTCCACGGAGCAAACCGTCCACATTGAACTTGAAGAAATACTTTTTCTTCTCATCCGGAGTCAGCAAGGCTCTCACCATTGACTGCTCCCAACGGCTCACCCAGGGATCCAGCGTGTACTTCACAAACTCCAGTGACTGCTGCTCAATATTGTTGAAGCTGGACTTTTCCAAGTCTCCGATCATATGAGGCGGCACACGGAAGATCCTTGCGATCTCATCAATCTGAAACTTCCTTGTTTCCAGAAACTGAGCCTGTTCCGGGCTGATACTGATCGGTGTGTACTTCATGCCTTCTTCCAAAACGGCAATCTTGTTGGCATTGCCGCTTCCCCCGAAGGTTGCCTGCCAGCTTTCCCTCACCTTGCTCGGATCCTTAATGGTTCCCGGATGCTCCAAAACACCGGAAGGAGCCGCGCCGTTCGCAAAGAACTTGCTGCCGTATTCTTCTGTAGCAATTGCAAGCCCGATCGCGTTTTTCGCCATCGCAATAGGACTGTATCCAACCAGGCCGTCGAACCCTAAGCCCGGAATGTGCAGCACATCATGAGGCTGAAGTCTTACAGTCCTTCCGACCTTATTGGTTCCCTTCCTACCGTCCACATCGTCCGAATCGTATACGGTGTATTCGTAGTAGAGTCTTCCATGCTCATCGCGATCCACTTTCATCCGATCCGGCATCAGCGGGTACAGAGCCACGACTTCGCCCTTGCCATTCCTGATGATCTGACTGTAGGCATTGCCCCATAGGAGTAAATGTGTCATCAGAGTCTCCCTGAAGATAAAGGAAGTCATCTCCGGATTCGGCTCATCATGGAGCAAAAAATAAAGCGGATGTTCCACCGCCTTCTCCTTACCGCCATCATCGGTATATCTGTAAAATTGTAATGGCAGGCTTGCCACCGCCTCTGACAGGATCCTCACGCAGCAATACACCGCCGTCATCTGCATCGCAGATCTCTCCGTCACGTACTTGCCGCTCGCAGTACCTCCCAGAAAGAAGCTGTAGCTGCTTCCTGCCGTTCTGTCTGTGGGCTTATCCCTGCTCCGAAATAAACCGCTTAGTATTCCCATACCCAGTCCCTCCTTCATATGCCTGATTCAAGGCTTCCCTGATCACAAGGAAGCCGATCACTGATAAAATCAACATTTCTCTAACCTCAGAAAACGAGCAGACCGCGCTCATCATATACACTTCCCTGCGGTTCCGTCTGATTGCGGATGCATCGGTCAAGCGCCATGATTGCAGCCACAATGCCATCAATCTTTTCTTTCGATTTTGCTTTCGTTACCTTGATGTTTCCGGCTGGATCCGTATCGACCACTACGTTGCCAGCCATCCACCTGAGAACCGGATGTCCTCCGTGAATGATCTGACCTTCCATGAGCAGACGATAAAAATCTTTTGTCGGTCCGGACATCGAAGCAAAGCCCTGGCCGAACGGAACCATCGTGAATCCGTCACCTTCAAGGTTCTGTATCATCTGTGTGGCGTTCCATCTGTCCACTGCGATTTCACAAATGTGGTATTTCTCCGCCAAATCATTGATAAACTTCTCGATGAAGTCATAGTGGATCACATTGCCCTCAGTCGATAACAGGTATCCCTGCCTCTCCCAGATGTCATAAGGAACGGAAGCCGCCTTTACCCTCTGCGGTATCGTCTCTTCCGGAACCCAGAAGAACGGAAGCAGGATATACTTCTCATCCTCATCTCTCGGAGGAAACATCAGAACCAGAGCTGTGATATCCCCGGTGCTGGATAAGTCCAGACCGCCGTAACAGTCTCTGCCTTCCAGAGCAGCCAGGTCGATTTCTTCATTACCCTTCATGAATATCGCATCCGGTATCCATGCCACAGTACTTGAAACCCACATATTCAGCCTCAGCCATTTGAATGTCACTTCATCCGCCGGATTCTGCTTTGCTTCCCGGTAGGCATCACGCAATCGCTCGATGTCTACGGTATATCCCAGAGAAGGATTTACCTTGTACCAGTTCGCTTCATCCTCCCAGTCCTCATCATCCTTCAATCCATAAACCACCGGATAGAAAGTCGGATCCACACGTCGGCCTTCCAGAATATCCACTGCCTTCGTATGAAGCTCATAGGCGATGGAATGTCTATCAGTGCCTGCCGTAGTGATAATGAAATGCAGCGGGTTCTGTCTGGCATCCGATGATCCCTTTGTTAGAACGTCATACAGCTGCCTGTTCGGCTGTGTATGGATCTCATCAAACACTAAGCCGCTTACCGAAAATCCGTGCTTACCCCCGACCTCTGCACTGAGCACCTGGTAATATCCTGAATTTCCGTAGTTTACTATTCTCTTTGTTGCCGTCATCAGCTTCGACCGTTTCAGAAGCGCCGGCGACATCTCTACCATCTGCCTTGCCACATCGAAAACAATGCTGGCCTGCTGCCGATCAGCCGCAGCACCATAGACTTCGGCGGATGGTTCATTATCTGCATATAAAAGATAAAGAGCGACGGCTGCTGCCAATTCGCTCTTACCCACCTTCTTGCATATTTCTACAAATGCTGTCCTGAACTGCCGGTTCCCATCAGGTTTGACGATCCCGAAGATATCCCGGATCAGCTGTTCCTGCCAGGGCAATAACCAGAACCGTTTTCCTGCCCATTTGCCTTTGGTATGACACAGGTTCTCAATGAACTTCACCGCCCTGTCAGCCTTCGCCTTGTCATAATGAGATGTCGGGAGCATAAACCTTGACGGCTTATAATTCTTCAGCTTCGGATAACCCGCAGGTCTTCTCTCAGCCATTAAGCCTCACCTCCAAGGATTGCTTCCATCTCATCTTCTTCATCCTTACCAACGCCGGATGCTACCATGATCCTTGATCTGGCTGAAGGCGTAAGTCCAAACTCGGATGCCGCCTGCATCATAAGTCGCTGTTCCGTATTACAGATAGCAACCCACGGATTCGGTCTCTGCATACCGTTTTCCGTTTCATAGGTAGCACCCTCAGAATTGATATGCTCCTGAGCCTCTTTCCATCTGGCATAGGACTGACAATAGGCTGCAAATGCTGATCTGTCGATCTCCGTGAGCACACCCATCTGATTCAGTTTCTCTGATAACCGGATCCATTCCGTCTTGGCTTCCGGCAATAACCATGCAGGACAGTCAGGCATTCCCTTACCCGGATTCGGTTCTTTTTTGTTCAGTTTTCTCTTACCCGGATTGCCTTCCAGCTTCTTTACAGCTGTAGGCTTTGGCTTTCTTCCAGCCATAGAGCATCGCCCTCCTTCCTTCCAAATTTCACTTTTCATTTCGCGATTTTGCACGCGTGACCCCCGCGCCGTTCCCTGGGAGCCACACCTGTAGAGATTTCACCCGCCCCTACCCGCGATGGTTTCCCCAGTAGTCCCCTCTCTTCGCGTGTATGGTTGAGTGACACGACTTGCAAAGCGCGATCAGGTTACTTCGATCGTGCGTACCACCTTCACTCAGAGGCAGCTTGTGGTGGATCTCTTCAGTCGGCACGATAATTCCACGTTCAAAACACAGCTCACAGAAGGGATGCTCCGCAGCATACTTGTCACGGATCCTCTTCCATGCGCGACCGTATCTATTCTTTGTAGACTTATCTCTGCCGTACTTCTCATAGTTACTGTTGCTCAGCTTCTCATGCTCTTCACAGAACCTTTTGTCTGTCAGCTTCGGGCATCCGGGATAAGAGCATGGATGCTTCGGTTTCCTTGGCATCGTTCCACCTTCTTTCCCATAGAAAAAGCCGCCACGGTATTTTCCTCCGTAACGGCTCTCTCATCTTTCGCTTTTGCCAGTTTAACATTATCACATAGGCTTACTGTATCGAACTTGATTTT